CTTCTCTACTTGAATATTTAGATTACCCTTACGAATTACTACTTGCATAGTACCATCAGCAACTTCGATATCAAAAGTATTCTGAATTAAGATGCGAGCTTGGTCATCAACGGTAATATTCAAGTCACCTTTGACGAGTAAATTATTATCCTTATGAATAATCTCATAATTTGTGCCAACAACTTTCAATACGCGGCTACCATCGGGGTGAATTTCTTCGAAGGTTCCAGTCTTATGGAAGGTATGAATTCGTTCATGTCCTGGAGTGTCATCGAACTCCTGAATATGTCCTGACTCACTTTCAAAAACATGGTTGAAGGGATACTTCGTGAACACCGCATCTGTGGGAGGTTCAAACCACTTGACAAAAGAGTTCGCAGTAGCAATTTGTCTAAGACATTTATCAAGCGGAGCATTTGGGCTAGCAGCTTCCGACTCAATCGGAACACCATTGAAACCTGGAATCTGTAAGACGTTAGTTTTCTGCGAAACGACAGGATGTTCTTCGCTTGTTCTGCCGAAAATTACTTGACCATCAGTTCTCGCTAATCTAGATGTATCGGGTTCTCCAATACCTGGAGTCGAGAACGACAATCCATTAAACTCAATTGTTCCTGCTGCGATAGCATCTAAACTACTTACCGCATTCTCGCCTGGTAGTCCATCGAGTACACTTGTTATTGATTTCGAAGCCAACTCAAGGGCTTTCGTCTGAGCATCTTTGAGAGCATCACGAACTGTAGCAGATGCAAGTTCAACTCCTTTACCTACAATTGCTAGTCGTGACAAGACATTTCCTACTGCACCTTCGACCGCGGCTTTAGCACCCGCCGGAATAACACCTTCGATACCCGAAATAGCCGACAATGCAGCAGCTTCAATATCAGCTTGAGCGTCAGCGACAAGACTCTCTATAGCCTGCACCTGGCTATCCACTCCCGCGAGAACACCTGTGGCTAGAGTACCGATTTGTCCTTCAACATTTGCTAAAACGCTTGCTGATGCAGCTCGAATCTGATCGGATGTTGCTACAACCCCTGTAGCTGCGGTGATTGCACCACCAACAGCCGCTTCAACTTGAGACTGAACTCCGTCAGTAAGATTCTGCACAGTTTCAATTTGTCCCTGAACACCTGATACAATATTTTTTGCTGTCGATACAGCTTCAAAATCAACACCGAAAGCTGTAGACAACTCCTCAATACCTAAACCTTGAACCGCACTAGCCTGAGCAATCGCATCTTGTACCGGTGACGATCCAACTAATGGATAGATGCCATTCGGATCGAAGAAACCAAGACCACTTAGACATGGTTCTTCTTGAGGAATTCCACCAATCGTGCCAAGCATAATAGGTTCTTGAGCATTATCACCATCTCGAAAGAAACCTATTACCCAAGTTCCTTCAAGAGGACCAACAGGTGCATGTCCAATTCCACTTATCGCAGCAGATGTAATATCTTGTAGAGGAAAGGCCCAAGGTAACTCGTCAATGTTTACCGCTTCTCTTTCTTGAGGATGAAATCCAAGAATACGAACACGACAACGACCGAGTTGTAAGGGATCATTTCGATCCTCGACAACACCTTGCCACCAAACAAACTGTACTGTATCCATTGTATCCATTATGCGAATTGCTCAAGAATAGTTGTACCACCAAAAGTCTCTAACGAGCTAACAGCATTTGCAATATCAGCACGATTTTGGTTGCTGCTTGCCGGGAGAGATTCTTTGGATAGTTCCATGACCATATGGTGATCGGTGAATGATAGGATATGATGGATGTTCGTGATGATATAGTTACCGCTAACCTCTGGATCTCTATCACTAGGATGCTGCCGTCCTTCAACATTTTCGGGTCGAGGGACTTCTAAGACTACAGTTTCACCGGCTGATAGAAAATTCAAACCAGGAATTTCAATCTTTACCCGCATTGATTCAATTTGTCTCATATGACTCATGCGTTGAAGTAACCATTTTTCACTTTCATCATAGTCTGGCACACCATTATATAGAGCAGTATGTTTAGGATGAAACTTGATAACTGAATCAGAGTTTTGTCCATGACGTTGACCACCAGGAAATGGTTGAGCATCTTGCGGTTTTTGATCTAAGTTTTTGTCAGCTATGAAATCTTCGATATGATTCTGTTTCGGGAAATCCTCTATATAGTTGAAAGTATGGGTACTGAATTTCTTCGTCACAATATCATGAGTAATTAGTTTGCTCGCATACATGCCTTGATCTATACGTTCCATCATCGAACCTGATTGCATAATCGTGTAACTCCGCATCATTTGTAGCTCAGGCAAGATAAGTCTTTCTGCTGCATTACCACTAGTTTTTGTTAGTCTCGTATTAGCAGGATCATATGCAAACCGGGCGATCGGCTTTTGCTGAATTAGGGAGTCGATGGAACGAAACTGATATCCTGCACAAGTTTCATAGAACAAATAGTTCGCTGCGGAGGGATTATTTTCAGGGCGAGCCCGTGCAGCTAACCAGTTGATAGCTCTAAATGGGGTCCAGCCAGGAATGACATATGTTTGCATACCAGAAGTAAACTCTGCTTCGACATCTTCACCAAGAAAATTATTCGCAATTCGTCCTACCATCTCGTCGATAGACATACTGGAGAATGCTTTTAGGACACGACTTTTCTGGCTACGAGCAAAGGCCGGTGAGATTAGATGCAACGAGTAAACTTGAGTTACATCTGATCCTTCAGCCGAACTACCTGTATTTCGATCTGCGATTTTATATACGTCGAATAATAATTCTGTTTTATCACGCTTTGCAAATCCTGGAGTTTTGAAACCAATCACAACTTGTTCTAAACCAACAAAAGGAAATATACCAATCAAGTTGATCGAGTCAGCTAAGGTAATACTACCTGATAGGGTATTGCTATACACATCTTCGAAGATATTGATTTGTACAACTAATGCCGAGACATCAACTTCAAATATACCACTTTTAATGATGACCCTATCAAGACGAACATCATTAGGATAGAAAATTTCTTCACTGGCTTTTTGCGAAAACGTTATAGGAGCCATTATAATGTTCGCCTATTTTGATTAGTACGAAAAATGATTTCTAAATCACGCAGTAGATCATCAACAAATTCGGGATCAATCAATTGAATTTGTCGCTTATCTTCATTGAGTTGACGTTCATTATCCATATTAGTAATAACGTTGACAACTCCTGGAAATCCAAAACCACCTTGAATATATCCATCACGAAACGTAATTGGATTTAGAATATTTTTCTCCGAATCTTCAAAGTGATGTAGAGCATCTTTAGTCGAAGGTATCAATCTAGTTAGATCGGCCGTAACTGGTGTTAGTACGCCAACATCTTGGACTAATATATCATTTTTTTGAAATACGCCCGAGATATCTTCGACGACTAAGCTACTGAGAGTTACATTTACTTTTGTAACTGTACCGACAGCAGACCCGCTTGACGTTGTAATGGTTAATCCTTCGAGAAAATTACCTGTAATCTGTAGGTGATCGAGAAAAAAGGTACTGCCCTTATATTTCTTATCTAAGAATCGAATAAACTTTCGTTCACTCAAGGGCCAGTCAAAGAATGGATTGATAATCTCATTGGCGAGATATACTAACCAATGCAAACCAGCAGAACCATAGAGTTTATGAGCAATGATCTCCGCAGTATCTTCATCTTTCACAATATATGCGGTAAAGATAGTACCCACTCCACGCAAATTCTTTTTGATTGCAATGCGTTTGAAGATATCAGTGACGATGCGAGGATTTGCAAACTTGCGGCCCGAAGGAACATCTAGATCATATGATAGGCCTGGAAACTTCGAAAAGTATGCCATGCTTAGAACCCTTCAAGAATATGCTGACGATTCAAGGTTTCGAGTTCCTGGAATATCAAAGTCATAGTAACATGGGTCGGTGGGTTGCCTTTGCGGAGCTGAATACTAGCACCTTGCAAAGTTTCAGGAACAGCAGCGTCGTGATGACGATGCGTTGCGAATACGCCAGCACCACTATAGTCTACAGTCATACCGGATAAGTAGCAACGACCGATACGGTTCAGCCAATTATTCTCTTGAAAGTGATGTGAATGGCCCGCGGCGCGTTGACCTTCGGGAATAAGTTCACGGGAAACATATTGAATATCAAATTCAGCAGGAAAGCTATGCAGGCGGCCGGACGGTCCGGTCACTTCTGGATGCGAAAAGAATTTGAACGTGCGAATAATGTTATCAATGATCTCTGATTCTTGTGGACTCTGTGCTACAAAATGAAACGTATACTCAAAGGTACGTTGGTTCACGGCTTTGAAAAGAAATTGCATATGTGGATTGAATACTTTTCGTACATTTCTTTCGAACAGTGCTTGGGCACCGATATCAGCTCCCACAAATGAACCTAAATCATCAATCAATTTCTTACCAAAAGAAGTTCCAAATTCAAACGTAAGTGCTTCACGAAGATCGGTCATTTGGCTAGCCGTTAATGTTGAAGATAGACCAAGGGCATTGGCTGTAAGTTCAAATACTTTCGCTCCAGCAGTAGCAATTCTCAAATTTGCTCCCTGATAGTCTAATGAATATCCTGTTGTAATCTTCTCGGGCATATAGATGATGATGGTAGTTACCGTTTTCGAACGCAGGGTTTTTTGGGTTATATTCGTGAGGTCTGATACTGAAGAACCAACTTGTTTCAATGCTTGGCGAACCGCTGCTATTCGTGCTTTACCTCCAGAAATGATCTGGTTAATCTTTTCACCGGGGATAGATGTAGTGCCAGTCAGAAATACATTACCTACTTTGAAATCTCCCCGACCAGAAAATTGTCCTGTATATTGAACTATGGGTTGCGTGTCAATCCCTGCTTTAACTTTATCGTCTGGTGTTTCAAGACTACCTGAACCAGGCGTTGTGACGACCACATGAAACATCATGAAGTGGCCACTTTGACTATCAATCTCGCGTGGGTATGTCAGGGCACCAAAATCTGTTCCCAAATTTGGTGAATCAAGTACATCTAGCTTGGACCGAGCCCCTCTAATCACACCCATCGCGGGGTTGACGATCGTTCCAATAAGTTTACCTAATGATGCGATACCCATAGCACTCTCCTGTATTAGCTACATATTATGTATGGCGTATAAAGGTAAATTCAAACCACACAATCCCAATAAATATCAGGGTGATCCTACTGGAATCATTTATCGCTCGTCGCTTGAGCTTCGCTTCATGCGGTATTGTGATAGTCACTCGGCTGTGGTCGAATGGGCAAGCGAAGAATTGGTCATTCCCTATAAGTCGCCTATAGACGGCAGGACCCACCGCTATTTTCCTGATTTCTGGATCATGGTACGGCAAAAAGACGGCCAACTTCATGAGTCGGTCATCGAAGTCAAACCAAAGAAATATTGCGGGCCGCCCAATCAAAAAAATAAATTGACGAAAACCGGTAGGATTTCACGACGCTACATCAGCGACGTGAAAAACTGGGGTATTAACTCCGCTAAGTGGGAGGCCGCTCGGGCATTATGTAAAACAAAAGGTTGGGAGTTTGTGATCCTAACTGAGGGACATTTGAAAGCCTGAGCATAGATAGAGTATGGCAGAGAATATTTTTAATCGGATTCAAGAGCTTCGTAGCAATGCTGGTATTCCAGAGCGTGGTCGAGTCGCACAGGACTGGTTCCGACAAACTATTCGTAGACTCTATGGCGACACACCAATAAGAGGACGAGAGCAGCTTGTCCGAGCTGAAGATACTACTACTCGCTCACCACAACAGATCCGCGGGTTGCGTACGGGACGCATGTATATGTTCATCTATAATCCTAAGCTGCGCCAGCAACTACCTGTCTATGATCGTTTTCCAATGATCTTCGTTCTAGAGTTTCGAAAGCAAGGCTTCTTGGGACTCAACATGCACTATCTGCCTCTCAAACTGCGACTACAACTATTCAACAAACTAACTGTCCTACTTACTACGCAAACGATGAATGAAAACACACGTCTGCGGCTCAGTTATCAAATTATCAAAAATGCAACGAAATATCACAATGCTTTACCTCTAATTCGGGAATACAAGAATAAGTATATTAAGTCAAGAATGCTTGAAGTTGCCGCCCGCGATTGGGAGATCGCATTGTTTCTGCCCGCAGAACAATTTAAGAAACGAGGAAGGCAAACAGTCTGGTCGGAGACTCGAAAAGAAATTCGAGAGGGTCGCCGTAAGAGAACGAAGGCTGCTAAAGAACGACGCGAACGTGTGCGTGCTGACCGTCTAAAAGAAGAAGGCACTCAGAAAAACCCATGACTAGTATCAACGAAATACAATCTAGGATTAGTCAATATGGTGTTACGCGGCCGAACCGGTTTCAAGTTGAAATGACTCCACCGCCGAAGGTGCGTACCTTGCTACCCCCGCTATTTGCCGAACGTCTAGCTATTCAGTGCGAGACAGTACAACTGCCTGGCAAATCTTTCTCGACACAACCGCATCGTATCTACGGTCCTATCCGAAAGTTTCCGTATACTCCAACGTTTACCAATTCTCTCGACTTGGCTTTTCGTATTGGTACAGACTATAAAGAACGTTCAGTCTTTGACGTGTGGCAGAACGTTGTAATGAATCAAGAAACCAATATGTTTGGATACTACGAAGATTATGTCGTTGACTTTGTGATTCATCAATTCAATGAAGCTGATGAACGAATTTATTCAGTGAAACTCTTTGAAGTATGGCCCGAAGCTATTCTACCTATCGAGCTATCCGCTGAGTCCCGAGATACATATAACAGACAAACTATTACATTTGCTTTCCGCTACTGGGCGGAGACTAACGAGGTTCCCCTAACGTTTACCAGCACGGTATCTCAGAAGAAGGCTGAGGACGGCAAGATCATAACCGTATTGAAGCAATCTGCATTTGCCTTCTTCGATCAACTACCCCGTATTACTGGTTCGGGTGGAACCTTGTTTGGAAGTATTCTTTAATATAGGATAATATTATTATGGCTTTACCATTAATTGTTACACCACATTATACACTTGAACAGCCGTCTACTGGTAAGCAGATTACCTATAGACCCTTCCTGGTCAAAGAGGAAAAGCTGCTGTTGATGGCAGCAGAAATTGAGGACGAAAGAGAGTCGCAGCGTGAAGCTATCAAAGCTATCAAACAAGTAATTGAAAACTGTTGTGATGATTTAGATGATATCAACAACTTGCCTCTTTTCGACCTTGAATATATCTTCTTACAGTTGCGAGCTAAATCGGTCGGTGAAATTGTAGAACCCGTAATCAATTGTCCTGATTGTGGTTCCACGATCAAACTGAAAGTTGACTTGTCGAAGGTGAAAGTAACGAAACCTGCGGCAATCAAATTTGATATTCGACTTACTGATACCATCGGTGTTAAGATGAAGTATCCCAGCTTCGAAGTTTTTCAGAGTCGTCTACTAGGAAAAGACTTCAGTTTAGAGCAAGTCTTTGATGTGATGATTGATTGTATTGAATGCATCTATACCGCTGAAGAAGTTCATAGTCTTAAGGACTATACCCGCGAAGAAGCAACAGAATTTCTCGACAGTTTGACTCAAGAGCAGTTCAACAAGATTCAAGAATTCTTCGAGAACATTCCTCGTGTAGAACATAAGATCAAATATACCTGTAAACATAAGGTACGAACTGGTGATACCACTAGCGAGCCCTGCGGACATAAGGGTGAAATTGTCCTCAATACGGTGAACGATTTTTTCGGCTGAGTTTATATCATGAGACATTAGAGAATTTCTACAAGGTGAATTTCATATTGATGAACAGTCACCATTGTAGCCTAACCGAATTAGAAAATATGATACCCTGGGAAAGACACGTTTTCTTGGACCTTCTTCACCAACATATAGAAGAAGAAAACGAACGCATGAAGGCTGAACATCATGGCTGACGAAACAAATAAATCAATCAATGAACTTATCAAGATCGAGGAAGAGCGCCTTGAGTTGCAGAAGAAGCAACTAGAGGAGACGGCCGAAGATCGTAAAGAGCGGGTTGATAAGAAGGCCGTCGGGGCGTTGACGGCCGAGCTGAAGAAGAATAAGAACCTGATGAAAGACCTCAGTAAAGCCAGTGATGGTAAGGTAGAGGAATTATTGAAGGGACCCGTGGCTAAGATAGCCAAAAATTCCAAAAAGAATGTTGAGGTTCAAACGGCAATCTTCAACTTGAGTGCCCACACACAAAAGATGGCTGCTGTCCGGGTTGCAGCCCAGCAAAAATTCGAAAAAAATGAAAAGAGTTTTAGGGGTCGAAGCGCCCGAATTCTGTCTACCTTAGCCGGCAGCTTTTTAGAGAATACGCACGCGGGCCAGGCTCTAGCTCTCCAACTTGTTGGTCGAAGTGAGGCAACAGCAAATCTAGTTGAAGGAATTGAAAAACGGAGACTTACAAGTGCCGGTGCATTGAAGGCTGAATTCTCGAAATTTGGTGACGGATTTGGTGCTATCAAAACAAGAATAGGTGAATTGCAAGATAAGGTCAAGGGTTTCTTTAAATTCTTTATTGACCCACGGCAATTCATCAAGATCACAGCAAGTGCTTTTAGTAATGTTATCTTCAAACCTTTGGGTAGACTACTTTTCTTCCTAATCAAACTGCTCCCAAAGGGTATTGATAAACTGATTGGTGTGCTTCGGGGTACATCTGGTAGTAAATTAAGACTGAAACAAGTTGAAGATAAACGAGAGAAAGTACGGGACCAGCGTGCTAGAGATCGGCGAGATACCAAAGAGAGCGGCCGCTTATCTAAACTTCTAGGATTCCTTCGTCGTGGTGGTGGTATCGG